AGAATTAGTCTAGCTTTTAATACTTTTCTAAGAGGTACTATAGGCGGTGGTTTAGGAGAATTAAAATTATGAGGATATTAGTATTTGGATTACCTGGATCTGGTAAAACTACTTTTGCAAGACAACTGTCTGCAGGACATGCTTATTTTAATGCTGATGAAGTAAGAAAAATGTTTAATGATTGGGACTTCTCAATGGATGGTAGAACAAGACAAGCTCAAAGGATGGCATGTCTGTCATCTCTTGTAGATGGACACGCTATCATAGATTTTGTATGTCCTTTCGATGAAGATAGACATGAGTATGATGTAAAAGTTTGGATGAATACTATTAAGAAAGGTAGATTTGAAGACACTAATCAAATGTTTGAAAAACCTAATTCATGTACATTCGAAGTAAAAAACTTTGACTATCAAAATATAATAAAGGAGATACGTGATAAATTATAAAAAACCAACCGCTCAAATGTTAGGTAGGTTTCAACCTTTTCACGATGGTCATTTAGAACTATTTAAAAAAATTTTAGAGAAAACTGGTCAAGTTACAATCATGGTAAGATGTTGTGATGGTGAAAACAATCCATATCCATTTAAAACTGTAAAGAGAAAAATTACGAAAAAACTTAAAGAATATAAAGGTAAATATATTATTTTGAGAGTTCCTAATATTACTCACATATGTTATGGTCGAGATGTTGGATATGCTATTGAAAAAATTTCTTTACCAGAAAAAATAGAATCAATATCCGCGACAAAATTAAGGAATAAAAATGATAAGTGATTTTGCTTACTGGTACTATGCTAACGCAATACCCTCTGGTGTTTGTGATGAAATAGTTAAGATTGGTCTTAAAGGAACAAAAGTAAGAGCAAATGTTGAAGGTAATAAAAAAAACAAAGCAGAGGATTTAAACCCAAAAATTAGAAATTCAGATGTTGTTTGGCTGAGTGAAGATTGGTTAACAAATATGATCTGGGCTTACATAGATAGATCAAATAAAAATGCAGATTGGAACTTTGAAGTAAACCATGCAGAAAATGCACAATTTACAATATACGATAAAAATCAACATTACGATTGGCATCAAGACCTAAGTTTTAACAAGAACCAAGAGGGATTTGCACCCAATACACAAAGAAAATTATCTGTTACAATTCAATTGACAGATGAACATCAATATCACGGAGGGGATTTATTATTTAGTAAACTTATGCTCAAAAATAAAAAAACTATTCTTACCGATAAAGTTTTTAGAAAAAAAGGAACTATTGTAGTATTTCCAAGTTATATGCATCACAAAGTTACACCTGTTACTCAAGGAACAAGATATTCTTTAGTTATGTGGTTTAGAGGACCAAGTTTTAAATGAAGAAAAAATTTAAATATAAAGTTGTTAGAGAAGTGTTGGCTCCTGATATGGCACTATTTTTATCAAATTATTTGAGATTAAAACGTGAAGTTTTTTTAACAATACGCCAAGATTTACCTAACGGTTATTTAGGCATATATCCTGATTCGCAATGTCCTAATGCTTTTGCAACTTATGGAGATATCGCGATGGAAACTTTATTAGTTATGGTAAAACCTGTTTTAGAAAAATATTTGAAAATGTCTTTAATACCTACTTACGCTTACGCAAGAGTTTATGAAAAGGGTAGTGATTTAAAAAAACATAAGGATAGAAAATCTTGTGATTTTTCTACAACAATGAATTTAGGAGGCGACTTATGGCCTATATATATAGACAACAAAAAAGTTAATTTAAAACCCGGCGATATGCTAATTTATAGAGGGTGTGATCTTACTCACTGGAGAGATGAGTTCAAAGGTAATTTTTGCAGCCAAGTATTTTTGCACTATAATGATTCAAAAGATAAATATAATTTGTTCGATGGTAGAAAGCACTTAGGCTTACCGCACTATACTAAACGGCAGTCCAAGTAGAGGTATCAGGATTCCAAGCGTATTTGTTTCCATCGCTAAGTTTGAAAGCAGTCCATCTTTGATTATCTTCATCCCACGTTCTGCCTTTATAATCCTCATCACTAATGTCAGGAATTGCAACAGGTGGTTGCCAATCATCATTAGAATCTAAAGTCCAAGAGTCATATGGTTGTTCTGAAATAAATTTATCTTTAGATGAATCGTAAATCCCACCAATAACTGCAGCTTGTTTTCTAGTGCCATCTTTAAAAGACTCTTTCCAATTGCCACCAAATTTTTCTGTGCAATAAGCTTCTACGTTCTCGACGTCATCTCCTATGGTAATAACATTTCTAACAGTGTTAGAAGCATCTAATTTAGCTGCAAACTTAGTCATTAACCGCCTCCATCATAGGTCAATGTTCCTGATACATTGAATGTAGCTAATTTGTATGATGGATCAGATGTAACAGAATTAGCCGGTGGAGATACTGAAAACGCAGCATTTGCAGGTCCTCTTACAACAACCACACCATTACCGCCGTCTCCTCCATTTGTTGTGCCGTGGTACATTCCACCACCGCCCCCGCCTCCGAGGCCGTCCGTTCCATTTCCCCCTGATCCGCCTGGAGATTGAGATCCATTTCCACCTCCGCCTGATCCTCCAGATTTCGGAGTTCCTGGATTAGGGCCACCAATTCCGCCACCTCCGCCGCCGCCAGCGTAAGTTACGGGACTTCCTGTAATATTATTTGTTGAACCGGGTCCACCACCAGTTTGATTTGGCCTAGTGCTGGCTCCTCCGCCTCCACCTCCGTTTGGAAAGTCTGAAGTTGGTCCACCGCCGCCGCCGTCTGGCACTGATGCAGATGGTGCTCCACCAGGATTTCCTTGAGGGGGAGTTACAGGTGGATCATTACCTATACCTTTTCCAGTATAAAAACCACCGCCACCTGAACCGCCATTACCCGTGTTAGATGGAGCTCCTGTATGTCTGCCTGCTCCACCACCTGCTGAGGTAAAATCTCCAGCAGATCCAGCGATAGTTGAGTCACCGCCGTTGTTTCCAGGATTGTAATTGCCATTATTTCCAGAACCTCCAGTCCCAACAGTTATAGTGTTATCGCCGCCTTTAATTGCAATTTTTGTTCCACCAGGAAATGACGTTCTATATCCGCCAGCTCCTGCTCCTGCTGCATGATAGTTATTAGCTCCTGAACCTCCACCAGCAACAACTAAAAAGTCTACATCTAAATCAGGTATACCAGCTGAAGTTAAACCAAAACCTTTACCTGAAGCAGCTCCGAAAGAACCTAAAATTGGCATAAATTTTTATCCTCCTATTATGCGAACTGAGTCTGTGCTGCAAACACTGTGAATGCCGCGTCCCCAGTTTTTATTATTGTATACGTATAAACATCAACTGAAGAAGCATTACCTGCAGTAGGTGCTGCTCCGCCTTGCCATTCAGGAGTGACTCCCGAACCGTCAACTTGCACGGCGCTATTGTAGTAAGGTGTACCACCTTGTGTAACTAAAAAGGCAGCTGTCATAGAGTCTCCAGTATTCATTACGTTGTTTAAACTATTAGAACCGTCTCCTCTAAAGTTTACTGTAAAGTTACCAGCAGCATTTGTTGTATGGTATAAAACTGCTTGTGTTAATAAATCGTAGTTTACAGTTCCTGTTGTTCCAGTTGCAGCAATAGTAGCTCTTTCTTGAAGTGCTTCGATACTTCCAAGACTTGTAAATTTAATAGCTCCTAAACCTTTAGGTGTTAAATCGATACCAACATTACTATCGTCTCCAGTTCCAGATAACGTTGGATTATTAGTCGTCGCTGCGTTTGCTAGAGTTATCTCATTTACTGCAGAACCAGTTGCTGTTAGTTTTAACAACTCAGCTCCACCTGTGTCTAACACTGAAGTTCCTATTGCAGGGGATGTTAAAGTTTTATTAGTTAAAGTTTGAACTCCAGCTAAATCAACCATACCCACGTCTATAATGTTAGGGTTAGTTACGTCGTCAGCTTTTGCCATTAACATTTTTGTGCCTTTATCAGTAGTAGCAAAAGTTACGCTGTTTCCTGATCCAGACGCGTATTTAAATTCAACAGTGAAAGCTCCTGATGTAGAGTTTCTTATTACGTAAAGTTTTTCTACGTCAGTTGGTATGGTAACGATTCTATTTCCTGTGATTGTTCCTGTTAACTCAATCATATTTTGTTGAGCTGTTCCAGTAGTGTTTCCGTCTACAACGTCTAAGGCAGTTGTGCCTGCTCCACCAGCGATTGATGTTTGATTAAATCCACCTACGATTTGTTGTAATAATTGTAAATTTGTATTTGTTTTATCGCCCCATGTACCCGCATTTTCACCGGTTACTTGAAGTTCTACTCCGAGAGCTGTATATGATGATGCCATAATTATTAAATCCTTATATTGTTATTTTACTAAAATTAAGCAGCCAAATCAACCTCAGTCCAAGTATTATTGACTCCTAAATCTACTTCATTCCATGGTGTAATATTAATTGAGCCGAGTGTTCCAGTCAACTGTATGCCAGATAAGTCAATAACACCAGTACCTGTTACTGTTACACCAGAAATAGATGATTGTAATTCTGATCCAGTTGCTTCAGCTACTGAAACTAAATCAGCAGATGGTGATAAAAACGCTGCTGGTATTCCTGTTGGCTGTACTAAAGCTAAACCTTCAGCAGTTTCTTCACCTAAATTAAATTGTAATCCTATGCCACTAACTTCAGCTAGAGTTAAAGCTCCTATTTCTGAACCTGTTCCTACAGATGATTGCATAGCAATTCCCGCTAGAACGAAATCTAAATCTTGAGCTCCTACTGCGTCCCCTATTGAAGATTGAGCTTGTAAACCAAAAGGAGCTACATTACCTTCACCGGTAGTTTCGTGCGCATCTCCAAGCGTTGATTGCAGCTCTATACCTGTTGGTTCAGCTGTAAAGTTTGTAAATCCTATCTCCTCACCTATGTTTGATTGTAAACTTAATGAACCAAGTTCTACAGAGTAAGCAACGTTCCAAGCTCCATTACCCCACTCTAATCTACCCCAACCAGTGTTAACTTCTGCATCTACTGTTACGTCCGATATCGTAGTTTGTAATTGTATACTATCAGCTTGAAGAGTGCCTGAGATACCCCAACCTTCATTATTATTCCAAGTTTTTCTACCCCATCCTGCATTTATTTCGCCTTCAGTTCCCTCTTCACCAATATTAGTTTGTAACTGCATTGACCCAAGAGTTAAAGCAATATCAGATAAATTACCCCAACTACCTTTACTTGAGTTCCAGACTCCTCCACCCCAACCAAATTCAGGAAAGGCTGTTACACCACTGATGGAAGATTGCAGTTCAATACCAGAAACTTGAATATCTGTAGCGTTTACTTCACCCCAGTTACCATGAGACCAGGTATTTCCACCCCAACCTCGATCAGAAAATGCATCAAAATCACCTATGGAAGATTGTAAACTTAAGCCATCAATTGATAAAGCTAATTCATTTTGTGTTCCCCATTCACCAAAGTTCCAACCTAGTGCGCCCCAAGTAGTTTGTGTTAAATCAATGGCGCCACCCATACCAATTCCATGAATATAACAAGCATAATAAAAATCTGTTTCAGATTCTGGAGTGACTTCTATGTATCTTGTTCCAGCAGCATTAAAGGTTGTTGTGTTAAAATAATTTGCTTGAGATGTTGCACCATCTAAATAATAAGAAACTCCAGTGCCGTAGACATTAGATTGTGGATTAGAAGTTTGTGTAGCAAAAAATAGAGGGTGATTGTCATTAGAGGCTGCACTTTGATCAAATCTTAGCGTTCCGCCTTTAACCCATTTTAAATCTATATCTCTAACACCATTAAGATAATAAACGTTACCGGTCGCACCCCCACCAAGGTATAGGCTGCCCGTTGCTACAGTAACGGTGTAAGTTAATTGTGCCATAACACCGGGCTCCTAAATTATGCGATTCTAATTATAGCTTGTGTGTTGTTTGGGTTAGGAAACTGAATCGTAAAAGTTCCTGACGTAGCAGTTTTATCACCGCCAAAGTCCAATACACAAACAGATTTGTTACTGTTTGAAGTGTTATAAATTAAAGCACCTCTTGCTGTTAATGTTACACCTGTAAAAGATAAGTCACTAAAATCTACGAATGCTACTGTTCCTTGTGTTGAAACAAGAGCGTTTACCAAAGCCCCTCCACCTTGTGCATACTGTCCACTATCTGGAACTTGGTTTCCAGTAGAGTCTCCTGGATAAGCAGTAGTATCTGCCCCGATTGATGCTTGTGAAGTGTATAAAGCTAATTTAAAAACATCACCCGTTGTCGGAGTGAAGTCATGTACACCTTCAAGAATTTCTTCTTTGAATGAGTTTGTAATTGCGTTTGTTGTTATTGCCATGTTATCTCCTCTTAAATTTTTATGGTGATGGAGCCGGAACACGTGTTCTCGGTTGTCCATCAGTATACTGACCTCTTCTTCTTGATCCCATTTGTTCAAGAGCAAAAGCCTGTAATTCTGTATCATACCTTGTTTTGTAGAGGTTGTACATATCCAATGGTCCTTTTAGGTAAGAGAAGCACTCTACCAACACACCATAAAGAAGTAAATTTTCATGTTGATCAGATAACATAGTTGATGTTGTCGAATCAAAATGAGGTGGATTTTTAACATATTGAATTTGTATGGCTAAGGCTGAACTAGGCGTGGGTGCTACAATTATATTTTTATCATTGTAATTAGCGTAATATTTAGGCACACCAGTGTTACCATCTGGGTTGAATTCAGCTATAAAAGTTTGATCTCTCTTTTCTAAAAAAATTTCAGAACTACCACTTGTAATTTTTACAGCTCTTAAATAAAGTAAATCACCAGGTAAACTAACTGCTCTATTAGAACTAGTAAAAGTAGAATTAGAAAATTTTCTTAGATCATCATAATCCACAGCCCCTGCTATAGCTAATTCAGTGTTTCTAATAAACTGATCCAGTAAAGTATCTGATAAAACAGAGCTTGATACCTCTGTATAGTTTCTTACTTGTGTTAAAAAATTTGTATAAGTTATTGCCATTATGAAATACCTATTGTTACTGAATTAATTAAAGCTGTAACTTGTCTTCTTTTATTTTGTAAAGAAGGATCTGCTGGTTTCATCTCACTAGTGCCTTGATTGTTAAATGCAAAATCACCGGGCAAAGTTAGATTAGCAACTCCAACAGTTATACCTCCAGAGTCAGCTATAGTTACATCATTGCTAGCTACTGTTGTTGGTTGTTGAAATTTTTGCACTCTAGGATTCCTTAAAGCGATCGCATCAGCTTTTGTATGTGGTGGATCTAACTGAGGATGTTTAGGTTCAAACTCTGAAATATGCACCAAAGAACCATTCCACTCCTTTACCATTTCTGTGTAAGGGAAAGCTTGCCCTGATCTATCTGATATTGCTTTTGATCTTTTTCCTCTAGCAAATGCCATTATGCAACTCCATCTCCAAAGTAATTTTGTGGTGAAATGTAAACAGAAGTTCTCTGGCCATCTTCTGTTAATGCTCTTTGTAATTCATCCTCATAAATTAATCTTAAAGTTTGTATTTTATCTGGTGTTTTTTTCATTGCTAAATAATAAGCTAACCCAGAACACATACACGGTAAAAATCTATAAGCGACATCAGCTTGATTAGTGTAGGCTCCCGCATCTTCAATTCTATTGATTGAAAAATATTTTAAATGTGTAAATGTAGAAGCATCTGGAGTTAAGTATAAATT